TACTTTGGTAAAAAGGATAAATTCTGTTGGGTGCCTTATGAAGATATTGAAACACTCAAGGATATAAAGAAACTGGAGAAATGACATTTAATAAAAAAGCATGGCGTCTAAAAAATAAGGAATATTTAAAACAAAAACGAAAAGAATGGCGTCTAAAAAATAAAGAACATTTAAAAGAATATAATAAAGAATACTGTTTAAAAAATAAAGAAAGTATAAACAAACAGGCTAAAAAATACTTTTTAAAAAATAAAGAAAGTATAAGAAAATGGCAAAACGCCTATCTTAAAGAATACTATTTAAAAAATAAAGAACATTTAAAAGAATATAAAAAAGAGTATTATTCAAAAAATCTAGAACATTTAAAAGAACTAAAGGAAAAATACTATTTAAAAAATAAAGTAAGAGTTAATCAAATGCAAAATGAGTATACAAAAAAAAGACGCCAAACGGATCCTAATTTTAGATTAAAAATAAATTTAAGAACAAGAATAGTGCATGCTTTAAAAGGTAAAAATAAGTCAGCTTCAACGATGAAACTTATTGGTTGTACGATTGAGGAATTATGGACTCATTTAGAATCTAAATTTGAACCGTGGATGACACGAGAAAATTATGGTGGTGGGCGTTGGGACGTAGATCACATTAAGGCGTGCGCCAACTTTAATTTAACTGATCCTGAGCAGCAACGTATGTGTTGTAATTGGAGTAATCTTCAACCTATGGAGCATATTGCTAATATTAAGAAAGGTGCGAGATGAGTGATGAAGCAGAATTCCCTGTTATTAAAAACGAAGACCATTATAACCAATTAAAGAAGGAGGTAACTATGGCTAAGAAAAAAGTTAAAAAGAAGAAAAAAGCTAAAAAGAAAACTAAAAAAAGAAAAACTAAGAAATAGTTTTCATGAAAAAGAACGACAGATATAATTATGTCCGTGTTCCGCGGTCCGATGACGAAGGAAAGAGAACGTACGACGTGAAGGGGATTCATTTACCTAGCGTCACGACCATCCTATCACGGACCAAGGACCAGGGATTCATTAGAAGATGGAAGGCCAAGGTGGGAGAGTCTCAGGCTGAAGCCATCAAGAATCTTGCGAGTAAGAGAGGAACTTCGATGCATAAATTCATTGAAGCCTTTATTCTTGGGAAAGGATACGAGGACCTGACGTCGCTAGGACAACAGGCCAAGACCATGGCTGCGAAGGTCATTGAGAAGGGGCTCACGCCGATTGATGAATACTACGGGAGTGAAGTAACGTTGTACTATCCTGGCCTTTATGCAGGGACCACGGACCTGGTGTGTAAGCACAATGACATGGATACTATTGTAGACTTTAAACAGGCAAACCAACCCAAAAGGAAAGAGTGGATTGATGATTATTATATGCAGATTGCAGCATATGCCATGGCTCATGATTATATTTATGGCTCTAACATTAGACAAGGAGTCATAATGGTCTGTACTCCTGACCTATATCTTCAAGAATTCAGGTTTGAAGGGGTTGAATTACGCCAGTGGAAACACAAGTTTTTAAAAAGATTAAATGCTTATTATGAATTGATAAGAGAACCAAGCATAGATGAAAAAGAATTATTAGCACAATTTGAGGACAACAAAATAAAGGAGGATAAATGAGAGAAGCAGGAACCATAAGAGAAAGAATCTTTAATGCCCTGATCCAGAAGTATAAGGCAGATGGAGAAGCCGCATTAGTTAAGATTGATGCTCTTCTCAGGGGTGAAGTCGTCCCTGGGCACTATACCCTGACAGAAGACATAGATAAATTATTAGCTAAAGTCGCGTTTGCTGAAGAAAAGATGGCAACATTAAGGCGGCATTATGGCACAAACTAGGCGTAAATGTGTCCAAAATGAGGCACAACGTTTTACATATAGTACTAAAACTCATGAAAAAAGTTTTAAAATAAAAAAGTGTACAAATAGTGTTAAAACGTTAAATAGTACTATTAGTGTTGGTATTACTGGCTGAATGTACGACGTTTTACAAATATGTAAAACGTATAAAACGTCGTGAATGGGGTGCGCGGGTCATAAATGTGTTTAGTGTAAGTAGTTTTGTGGTATTTAGTACTATATGCAAAGGAAAAAATCAAAATATAGGCATGTCGTGATCAATAAGAAGAAATATTATTTTTATAAGATTTCCTGGGTTGACATTACTGCTGATGGTGGACATGCTACGGCCGATGAGTTCGATAAGTTCGAATGCTCGAAGTTGGTCTCGTTTGGATATATATACAAAAAGACCAAGAGATTCATTTGGACTTTTGCGAGTTATGACTCGAAGGATGAGGCATATTCAGATCGGAATGTCTTCCCTAGAGGGGTCATAACTGAAATGGAGAAATTAAATGTGGAGTCCAGATAGTATTTTTTTTATTGGGATGGTGGTATTTCTGTTAGGGTGTCTTTACTTTCTAACTTTGATTCCTCATTAGATGAAGATGCTTTTTCTTTTTCTTTTAACTGTGGTGGCCGCTTATCTGGTTGCTTACTGGACAGCTTTTTTGTTGTAGGAGTGACATTTAAAATTGGTGCGTAATCGTCTAAAATTTGTTTCATTTTGTTTTCTAGTTCTAGTTCTGACATGTCTTCTAATTTCCCATGTTTTATTATTTTTCGTTCTATGTATAGGCCTCCTGCTTTGCCTCGATTTGTCTCAGCGTTTACAGCAGCGGAAAAAGAATTCTTCTTTAGAGCCATCTCCTTTATACGAGCCAATTCAGCCACATGAGTATCATAAGTGACTTTGTGTTTCTCTAATCTTTCTTCTTTAAGTTTACCTACATATTGAACGACTAAAGGACTGTATCTAGGATTTAATAGTTGTGATCCTTCGACTCTTGCACTGTCTTTTGCGTATCCAGCAGCGATGGCTGCTTCACCTTGAGTCATAGGTCCATCTGTTCCACCGAATACGACGAACTCGGCGAATCTCTTTTGCATCTCAGTTAATCTTTTAGGAACTCCCATATTTGACAATTTAAGTTAACATTGATAAAAAGTCAAGATGAAGAAAGAAAAAACAATACACGAGTTATCGAAAGAATTTCCAGAAAAGACTTACAGGGAATTAGAAAAGTACAGAGATGCTGATCGTCAGGAAGAGGCAGGGGCTTGCATTATGGGAGAGATGAGAAAAGATAGAGAATTAGAGACAGAACATAAACTCCGTCAGGAAGCGGAAGGTGAGTTAAGTATTCTTAAAGGGATTGAAACGACTCGAGTGAAGGAAGCGCAAGTTAAATCTAATCAATTGCAAGATGAGTTGGATAGAGTTAAGAAAGAAAATAATGATTTGTTTAATAGGATTGCTGATTCTCTTGCAGTCAACGAGTCGCATCAAAAACTTAACGGAAAATTACAAGAAAGATTGACAGAGTTAGAGGAAGAGAATAAGAAGATGCACGATATGCAAGAAAAAAGAATAAACAATATGCGAAAGTCAGGAATGTAATGAGAGTCAAAGACCTACAAGAATTTTTATCTAAATTTACAGAAGCAGATGCAACGGGCAGCCGTCAGGGAAATGCTATTTCGAATGCAGTTATTTTTGTTGAGAAAGATGGATACTTACACGAGATTAAAAGAATGGAAGTGCATGATCATGCTGTTCCAATTGTGGGACACGGGGGCCGTACTGCTCATAGATTAGTTTTAAAAACTGTAAAAAAATCTCCACTTATTCTTCCCACGAAGCTCAAAGATGACTACTGAGGTTAACCCAAAAAGCACATGGGTCCAGAAGCTAAATTATATCAAAAACTTAAGACCAAAACCCCCAGAATTATCTGGACACGTATTGAAAACCTTAGCTTACTTGGGTGCCCTGATCTATTGGGGTATACTAATTCTGGGCACTTTTTCACTGTTGAATTAAAGATAACCCGAGCTAACAAACTCAAATTCTCACCACACCAAATTGCGTTCCATGTAGCGCATCCTAAGAATACTTTTATCTTAGCCGAGGCCCTCGGTCCGAGGCTCGTGAAACTTTTCCATGGTTCACGGATCAGGGAGCTTGCGGCTTGTGGCTTTAAGCTTGAGGCTTGTAGCTCGGGGCTTGGGGCTTGCGCCTCTTACTTGGATTCGCTTGGTGCTTGAGGCTTGGAGCTTGGGGCCTGTATCCATTGGCCCTGGCCCATGCTTCGTGGAGCTGGGTGATGAGTGTTGATTCCTTAGTGTTTGGGGTATGTGACATGCTTCACGTCTCTAGACCAGCAGCGTCGACAGCTTCCGCATTGGTTGCCCTGCTTCGATGCGGGGCAGTCGCCGCCTGAGTCCACAACCGTGGACCAATGAGTCCAGGCCTGACCAGGCGTCGTGTTATTCTTTGCGTTGCTTAATCTTATTACTAAGTTGTCTGGGTATGAGCCCAGCGGCAAGTACTTGCGCTCTTGCGTTGGCAGCCAGTGCATGGTTCCTGGTGTGTTATTACAAACTTCAAAAATTTTCTTGAGATGCGCGACGCTCTGCAGGTCCCCTGAGTCGTGCCAGCGGAAGTGTTTAATTTTTTTAACTAGTGTTGTTATACCTTCAACCCATTGTGGATGAGTCAGGGACGCCAACCTGCGTTGCAGCGCTGCCTTCACATTTGGGAATCGATAACGGCCGCGATCGTCGGCATAGCAGCCTGAGCATGGCGTGCCTTCAACCTTAGCCAGGATCTGGCCAGTTTGACAGGCGCTCGTCGGCAGGTTATATGAGCCCTCAGGCATCTTGCCTGGAGCTGACAGTCCTCCCGTGATTCTTCTTGCTTCTTTCTTTAACATAAAATTTTATACTATCTAAATGCGGTCATATTGTGGCGCTTGCGGCTTGGAGCTTGGGCCTTGTGCCTTGGTTCGTGGAGGC